ATGCAGCAAGGAAGAAGTGCAAGGAACGTGAGTTGTTGAATGATGCATATTGGAAGATCAAACGACCGAAGTAACCATGGGCTGCGACGATGTTGTACGTCTCTTCTTCTTGTCCGAACTTATAACCATAGTTCTGTGACTCTGTTTCAGTTGTTTCACGAACAAGTGAGGAAGTAACAAGACTTCCGTGCATAGCAGAGAAAAGAGATCCACCGAATACCCCAGCAACACCGAGCATGTGGAACGGGTGCATAAGGATATTGTGTTCTGCCTGGAATACAAGCATATAGTTAAAAGTACCAGAAATACCAAGAGGCATAGCATCGGAGAATGAACCTTGACCGAAAGGATAGACGAGAAATACTGCACTCGCAGCAGCGACTGGAGCAGAATATGCTACACAGATCCATGGACGCATACCTAAACGGTATGAGAGTTCCCATTCACGTCCCATATAAGCATAGATGCCGATAAGGAAGTGGAAGACTACCAATTGGAAAGGACCACCGTTATACAACCACTCATCGAGTGATGCTGCTTCCCAGATTGGGTAGAAGTGGAGACCGATTGCATTTGAACTTGGGACAACTGCACCAGAAATGATGTTGTTGCCATACATGAGTGAACCTGCTACGGGTTCACGAATACCGTCAATATCGACGGGTGGTGCTGCGATGAATGCAACGATGAAGCAGACAGTTGCTGCTAACAGTGTTGGAATCATCAGTACACCGAACCAACCAACATACAAACGATTGTTAGTTGATGTCACCCACTCACAGAAATTCTGCCATGGGGATGTAGATTGTTGCCTTGAAAGAGTTGTTGCCATTGTTTTGAACAAAAAAGTAAGACCATCAGGGAATGGTGGAGTTACTATTTCCCAGACACCCTAAGTCTGAGATATGAAAGACGTGTTTAGACACCCTATAGGTCTTGGTTTGCGGGGTGTTACGAACAGTTAAGAAATGTGTTGGTTCCTTAACTTGCTGATGTATTTAGCATACTACGGTTTGCCGTCCTTGTCAACCCCCGTGTTGGGAGTGTTTTGAGGTGGTGTCCCGAAGACCTCAATATTATAAGACATAAAAAAAGACCCGTCAAGGGTCTGTGCCAGTTATGTGATTGGATCGTTAATCATATGTATATCTTTCAAATTGCTTTGATATTGTCCACCGGTAATAATACCACTCACTTCTGATGGTGATGTGGGCCAAGTTATAGGAAAATTATCTCCATTAGGCAAATCTCTAAGTTCTTGCCTCCATGTTCTAAATTCTGTAGTAATAGCAACATTACATTCAACTTTCTTAATCACATACATATCGGATGTATTAAGAGCATCGTCTCTCATTTCTCTGACAAAAACACATCTCTTACTCTCCTGTTCAGTATCATAAGAACTAATAATATTATTCCATTCTGTTGATGATATAGATGAGACACCAGAAGAAGAATGTTCCGAAACATTGAAATCATCAGTTGCAGTACATAAAAAATATGGAATACCGTTATCGTAATTTAATCTATGAACAATATTAATTCCAGAAATACTATATGGTTCCTGATATGAAGTTAATTGCTCATGATATGTTGCATTATTTGTTGCACCAACACCAGTCGTTTTATGAATTAAGTGGGATTTGATATACATGATTATGCCAGTTGTGTGATTGCGAGTGTACTACTAGTTCCTTGGAGTGATACTGTTCCTGAGGCTGATAATCTTGCAACATAAATACTGACTTGATCATTAGCACTCAAACTCAATGTAGTTGCCATATTTATAGATGACTCCTGATGACCAGAGGTGTTTCTAATATAATTATTAGCAGCGATTTCAGTTTGTTGTGTATCATTAACGGCAAACTTTAATCCAATATTAGATCGGGTAACACTTGCTGTTATATAAAAATTAACTTGAACTAAATATATTCCATTGTTAGGAACCACTACATGACTTGATGTTGCAGACCAAGTTCCATTTGAGAATTGTGGTGTTGTATTAATCCATGAAACTTCAGCATAAGATGTACTGGCATTTAGGTCAGGTGTTCCGGTTCCGACATATTTTACATAGTTAGAAATACCACCTCCTCCACCAGGAAGATTAGTCAATCCTGATCCATTACCAACAAAAGCAGTAGCCTTACATGTCCCATTAACTTCTAACTGTTCCGTAGGGTTAGACTGATTAACACCAACGTTTCCACCAGAAAGAATAGTCACACGGTTTGCACCGTTAGCATCAAAATTCATGGAGTTGTTGCTGTGGCTGTAGCTCAATAAACCCGCGTTGCGTTGATTATCAGAGAATCCAATCTCTGAGACACCATTAGTAGGTCCAACAATTTGAAGAGCAGCCCCCTGTCCTGACGTGGAATTTTGGACAACCAGTCTGTCATAGTCACTGTTATCGGGAAAGATGTCGGACCCCTTTAACAGCTGCATAGAAGTGGCAGTTACAACACCAGTGACATTAATACCACCTGTTCCCGTTATGAATTTACCATTAAGATCTAAGTTCCCACCAAGTTGTGGAGTAGTATCCTCAATCACATTTTTAAGGAATGTGCTTGCTAACTTACCATCAGCAATAGATCCCGCAAGTTGTGCATTCGTAATAGTTCCGGTTAAGGATGATGTAGGATAAGCAGTAGCATCACTCAAATCAAATGCTGGTGTCGCATCAGTACCTCCAAGGTCTAATGATACTCCACCATAAGAAACACTATCATTTGCTAACTTAGCATTTGCAATAGAACCTGCTAACTGAGCATTCGTAATAGTTCCGGTTAAGGATGATGTAGGATAAGCAGTAGCATCACTCAAATCAAATGCTGGTGTCGCATCTGAAGCACCAAGGTCTAATGATACTCCACCGAATGAGACACTATCGTTTACTAACTTAGCATTTGCAATAGAACCTGCTAACTGAGCATTCGTTATGGTTCCAGTGAGATCTGTTGTTGGTAAATTTCCACTAAAAGTAGTGGCAGTAACGACACCAGTGACATTAATACCACCTGTTCCCGTTATGAATTTACCATTAAGATCTAAGTTTCCTCCAAGTTGTGGTGTAGTATCCTCAACAACATTCTTAAGGAATGTACTTGCTAACTTACCATCGGCAATTGATCCAGCAAGTTGTGCATTAGTTATAGTTCCACTAAGACTACTAGTTGGATAGTTAGTAGCATCACTCAAGTCAAATGCTGGTGTCGCATCAGAAGTACCAAGGTCTAATGATACTCCACCGAATGAGACACTATCGTTTGCTAACTTAGCATTCGCAATAGAACCTGCAAGTTGAGCATTCGTAATGGTTCCTGTTAAATCTGTTGTTGGTAGATTTCCACTGAATGTTGTTGCCTTAACAGTTCCATTAACATCTAATTTTTCTGATGGAATTTCACTTCCGATGCCGACATTACCAGCAGAAGTTATACGAAGTTTTTCTGTTCCACCAGTTTCAAAAATATGAGCACGAGCACTTCCTCCATCATTTGAATTATAATGTGTTCCTACATCTTCCTCATTATAAAGTGTGAAGCGTTGTGCTCCAATGGATGGATTATTTTTTAAAGTTATACCTGCAGTTACAGAATTGTCAGTTGATTGTCCAATATGAAGTGGAGATGCAGGAGCATCACTTCCGATGCCGACATTACCAGCAGAAGTTATACGAAGTTTTTCTGTTCCAGCAGTCTCCACTGTAACTGTATCAGCAGTAGGGAATCTAATCGCAGTATCAGTATCTCCATCATGAATTATCTTATCTGCTATGGATAGATCACCTTTGAAAGTTGCATCACCATTATTTTCCAGAAAAATATTAGTTGTAGATCCATCTCTAATTGACATATCTCCCAGAAATATGCTCGACCCATTTGGATTAATTCTTGACTGAGAACCAGATGGTCCAAAATAAACAATATTTCTGATAACTGTTTCACCATTTTCATATATTCTGAAAACATCAGTTGGTGAAGCACTACCATCTTGTACGAGGAATGCAGTCTGACCAGCAGATGATGCTGCTGTCTGGAATTTAATTGTCCCAGTAGAAGTAAGAGCAGTAAGTGTTCCAACACTAGTGAGTGAAGATATGGTAACTCCCGATCCTAATGTTGTTGCATTCAATACTTCAACTTGATTAACCTGATATCCTTTTCCTGTGAGAACATTTAAGTTTTCACTAGACTTAAGTGAGGGATTAGTTCCACTATTAAACTCATATAAGAATGTTTTATCACTACCAATTCCAATACCAGCACCATCAGTCAGAAGATTGGAAGTACAAGTAGTAGCAATACCAATAACCTTATCTGCAATCTCAACTGTCGTAGAATTTACAAAAGTTTCAGTACCATCGACATATAAATCACCTTTAATTCTAACAATACCAGTATTATCACCAACAACACCTGGATCAATAATTAAATTAGATGGTCCAGCAATCGTTGCAGTATTACTATCACCATTAAGAACAGATATACCAATACCAGTCGTTTCAAGTTTTTTGGCGTTGCTATAGTAAAGTTCTATTTGACCTTCATCCCTATAAGCACGTAAAAGACTATGAGTATTAGATGATTTTTGGATGGATAGATAATCACCATTTGTGTAATATGCTAATTCTAGTCCATCAATACTACTATCTTTGAATATTATTTTTTGAGGACCATTACTGTCTAATATTAAATTTCCAGTACTTGTTATTGTTACATCACCAGAGAATGTAGAGACACCAGAAATATTTAAATTGCCAGTTCCGGTTATGCTGTTATTATTAAGGTCTAAGTTTCCTCCAAGTTGTGGTGTTGTATCTCCTACAATACTTGTAGTAATACCAGTAAGACTAGTATAAGGATAAGCAGTAGCATCAGAAAGGTCAAATGCTGGTGTTGCATCAGTATCACCTAAGTTAAGTGTTACACCACCAATAGCAATACTAGAATTTGATAACTTAGCATTAGCAATAGAACCTGCTAATTGGGCATTAGTAATTGTTCCTGATAGTGATGAAGTAGGATAATTAGTAGCATCACTCAAGTCAAATGCTGGTGTTGCATCAGATTGACCCAGGTCTAAACTTACTCCACCATAAGAAACACTATCATTTGCTAACTTAGCATTCGCAATAGAACCTGCTAACTGAGCATTCGTAATGGTTCCACTAAGACTTGATGTTGGATAGTTAGTGGCATCACTTAAATCAAATGCTGGTGTTGCATCTGAAGAACCTAAGTCAACAGATACTCCACCAAATGAGACACTATTATTGTCTAATGAAGTGTTTGGAATGTTTGTTAGATTTACACCAGAACCACTGAATGATGATGCAGTAATAATCCCACTTGTATTAATCGAAACCGTAGTTCCAATGCCAACATTAATTATTTCTGTAGGATTAGTTGTATTGACAAAAGTTATATTCCCTACAGCATCGTGCTTTAGAGTAGTTGTTCCAAGTTCTAATTCTTCAATACCTGTAATTTTTTTATTATTAGGATCTAATACGATTGAAGATGTACCTATACTTAAAATTCCAGTAACTCTTCCGTTACCAAGAACAACTAAATTTTCACTATAGGTAACACCCGAACCAACAGGGTCTATATGAAGTTTGGTAGAAGTAACAACACCAACACTCATTCCTCTGGTAGAAGTATCTCCTAATTCTAAAGTTTCATCCAGTGTTTGAGATCCTGCTCCTCCAGAAGCATTAGCACCTACCCATTTACCTGAGGCAGAATCATATTTTAAAAACTTATTATTAACCTTTGCACTATCTCTATCAACATCATCAAGGAACTCAAGACGAACCTCTCCACCACCACCTAATGATGAGAGTTGTTGTTGAATACGATTTACAAATAATCTATAGTGACTCTGGAGTTGATCCAAAGTTACAAATTTTTGATCTAATGGTGTTAATGGATCACTATTTTCAGAAGAACTAGGTTCTGTAATAATACTCTCATTAAGAATTTCTTTCTCGTTAAATTTCTCAAATACTTCTTCAATATATTTTACTTTACTTGCAAGTCTTGAGTTATTTTTTCGTATTTCCTCAATACTTAACTTATCAATCGCAGATTTAACATCTTCATGAATAGTTTCAATACTTTTATTTTGATTTTCAATATGAGATTCATTTCTAAGAATCTCAATTTTTAAATCTACAACTTTTTTATCTAGTTCATCTCTAGTAGTTTCACTCTTTTCAATATCCTCAAGCATCAGATTATGAATCTGATTGACTTCACTAACTTTAAAATTTAAAGTATCAAAAATTTCAGTGTTATCTTCTTTTACAAGTTCAATTTTAGATACAATATCATTTACAGTATTATCTAAAAATTCTGCAAACTCTTTAATTTTCGAGTCTGTTTTTATTTCAGAGTCAACAATTAAATTTTTATATTTTGGTATATCATTATTTTTTATCCTTCCAAGTTCTTCATTGAGAGAATTAAAATCCTCAATATATTTTTCATCAACAACATCTTTTATATTATCTAAAGTTTCTTTTAGTTCTTCTTCTAATACTTCACATCTGTTAGTAAGTCTAATTTCAGAATCAGAAACTAATTTTTTATATCTTGGAAGTTCATTATCAACAAAAGTATGTACTGTTTCTGTCAAACTAGAAACATCCAGTTTAACTTGAGTCAGATTTTTCTGATTAATAGACTTAACTTTATCTTGAACATCACGAATACATTCTTCAAGAAACAAAAGTTGAGATACTAATGCCTTGTCCAAATCTTCTTTAGTGAGAAGATTTTTAATATCATCATCTAACTCTTCAATCTTTTCGGATAGATGATTTACCTTTTCTATATTAGATTGATAGTTTTCTAATGTTTCAGAAAAATCAGTTAA